AATGATCAAACCACCACCACTACCAACGCCAACCATTGTTGATGGACGCAGCTTGTACACGTCTGGTGATATGCGCGAGTACGCAAAAAAATATGCTCAAGCAACCATGGTCGCCATAGATGTTATTGGTTCGGCCGACATCAATCACAGTGCAAGTGGGCAGGCTGAAAAGCCCGATGTTGTCAGCGAACTTTTTAAATGTTTCGGATTGACATCCTCCCCGTCCTTAAGGGCGGGGATTCCAAAACCATTAAACACTTTCATGTTCAACAATCTTGAGGTTCGCACTTCGATGGGGACTACGTTGCAAAGCCTTAGCCTTGCTCGGTTTCACATCCCCTCCATGCGCAGAAACGGTCAGCCCGACCGCCTTTATGTTCGTGGCCGCGTTGTCGTCCCGGTCGTGATGCACGCCGCAAGCGGGGCACTTCCAATCCTTGACGCCAAGCACTACGGCGCTGTTGATGTGACCGCAGGCAGAGCACATCTTGCTGCTCGGAAACCAACGGTCGATCTTCACGACCTTGCGCCCGTAGCGCTCGGCCTTGGACTCCAGCAACCGGGTAAATATCCCGATTCCAGCGTCCGAAACGCTGCGCGCAAGGCTGTGGTTTTTGACCATTCCGCGCAGGTTCAAGTCTTCAATGCAAATCGTGTCGAATCGCTTCACCATGTCGGTGGTGAACTTGTGCGCCGCGTCCATTCTGGTGTCAGCGATCTTGGCGTGCAGCTTGGCGACGACTCGCGCAGCATGCTTTCGCCGATTGCTACCCTTAGTCTTGCGCGCCAATCGGCGTTGCAAGAACGCCATGCGCTTAGCATGTTTATACCCGTGTTTCGGGTTGGCGATGCGCTCGCCAGTGGACAGCGTAGCAAGCCGGTTCAGCCCGAAATCAATGCCAACGGCTTGACCGGTCTCTGGCAGTTGAACAGGCTGAACTTCAACAACGAACGAAACGAAGTAGCGGCCCGAGGCATCACGCTTGACTCGCAAGCTGGAGGCGTCCAAAACGGTGTTGCGCGACCACTTAACCTTGATGGCACCTATCTTTGCCAGTGTCAGTGTGTGCGTTTCAACGTCCAGCTTGAATCCGCTTTTGGTGTACTCCGCGCTCTGCGGGCCGTTCTTTCTTTTGAAGCTCGGGTAGCCGGTTCGCTTCTCAAAGAAGTTCTTGTAGGCGGTCTGCAAGTCGCGCAGGCACTGCTGCAGCGGCACGCTGGAAACATCGTTCAACCAGGCGGCATCCGACTGGGCCTTCAGCTTTGTCAGAGCGGCGCTTGTCTGCGTGTAGCCGATGCGCTCGCCGTTCTTGAACCCGACGCTGCGTAGGTTCAGCGCCCAGTTGTAAACGTAACGCACGCACCCAAAGGTCTGCGCAAGCTGTTTGGCTTGGGAATCCGTGGGATACAGGCGATATGTATGGCGAGCTTTCATTGCTTACATTATACAACGTGTTTTTGTAAGACTTAATACCGGCCTAAAGGCCGGGGTTTCTACCCAAGGGGAATTTGATGAAAAAATTTGATATTAGCAACATGCAGGCAGACGCATTGCCAGACGAAGTCAAGACCCTGGTCGTCAACCTGCTCGAAGGCCGCGTCAAGAGCCTGATCATCATTGCCGAGCTGCAAGATCAAGCCGGTTTTCTGGAGGGTGTATTTGTTGATATGGAGGGCGGTGATTCAAACCGCTATGCCGTCATCGGCGCACTCGAATCCGTCAAGCGCGACTTCATGCGCATGGAGGTTGAGAGTCGGGTGGACTACGTCGAAATGGACGACATCGTATTTATGGACGATGACGATGATGATGAACCAGAAAAGGAAAACGATTGAAACTCAAAATCCAAAAACTATGCCTTGATGCGATCACGCCAACTTACGCCACCCCAGGCTCAGCGTGCTTTGATCTGTTCTCAATTGATCCAGACACCATCAGAATCCGCCCGAACTGCTCAGCCACTATCGGCACAGGCCTGGCCTTTGCCATTGATCCTGGCTGGCGCGTAGACGTGTACAGCCGCAGTGGCCACGGCTTCAAGAATGGCGTCCGCCTTGCTAACTGCGTTGGGAAAATAGACAGCGACTACCGCGGGGAAGTCATGGTCCGCCTGACAAATGATGGCACAACTGACTTTTGTGTCAACCGTGGGGATCGTATTGCCCAGGCCGAACTCAACCCAGTCCACCGGGCGGAGTTTGTTGAGGTTGTTGAGCTTGATGCTACCGAGCGAGGTGCTGGTGGGTTTGGGTCGACCGGAGTTTAACGATGCCCCGCTTCGTTACCATCGAGATGGCGTCCAAGTCCATTGGCTTGAGTCGCCGCGCCATCCAGAGCAAAATCCATAAATGCGTATGGGTGCTCAACCGCCAGTACCGCAAAGGCCCTGACGGCCGAATTTACATTGACCTCGAAGGGGTAGAAAAATGGATCATGGGAAAGGGGTAGAACTGCGCGACAAGTCCATCCGTATTGGATTTTCTTGGGACAGCGAATGGGTGCGCGAAACACTCGACTGGCCACCCACTCCGGCCAACGCAAAAAAGGCTGGCAAGCTGGTGGCGCAAATCCGCCAGGCCATCAAAGGCGGCGACTTTGTTTACGCTGATTTTTTCCCGGACAGCCCACGGGCAAAGACACAAGAAGGCACCATCAAAACCTTTGGTGAGTGCTGCGACGAGTGGCTTAAAACCAAAGGCCGTCTTGCGACAAAGTCAATCACACAGTACGGCAACGCACTCAAGATTTGGAAAGAGATGTTTGGCAACGACACGCCCATCTCAAAAATCACTCACACCCAAATAGCATCCAAGGTTGGCAGCACGCCATGGGCATCATCCAAGCTGCTCAACAACTACCTGATCACACTCAGGGGCGTATTCAAGCTGGCCAGGCGCGACCTCAAGATCGACAACCCGATGGAAGGTGTTGAGAACAGCAAGTTTCAAAAATCCCCGCCAGACCCATTGACGCGCCAGGAGATGGATGCTGTGCTTAAATGGATGGAGCACAACATCGACGACCGGGTATGGGCATACTTTGAGTTCGCCTTCATGACCGGCATGCGGCCAGAAGAGATCATAGCCCTGAAGTGGGCAGACCTTGATGAGCGCGACGGTTCAATCCGGGTTCAGCGTGCGCGCTCAGCTGGCGAATACACCACACTCAAAACGTATCAAACGCGCGACGTCGACCTGGTCAGCCGGGCGCTGGATGCAGTGAAGTACATGAGCCGATATACCAGCAATTCTGAATACATCTTTCAGAACCCGGTCACCGGGAAACCGTGGCACGATGAGCGCAGCCAAAGAGACCACTACTGGAAACCAGCCCTCAAAGCCACCAAAACCCGCTACAGGCGCGCGTACCACTGTCGGCATACCTACGCCACCAACGCGCTGTCCAACGGCGTCAACCCGGCCTATGTCAGCCGCCAGATGGGGCATGCCAACGCAAAGATGTTGTTCACAATCTACTCGAAGTGGATTGACGGCGCCGACCGCGGGCGCGAGAAAGCCAAGATGGAAGCGGCGCTGCTGCAAACCATCTAGCAAAACAATCGTAAATATGAAGGCAAACACCCGACAACCTGTGCCGGGTTGCCTGATCTTACAAAACTTCCCCAAAGTTTCCCTGAGATTTTAAAACCATCATTTCTCATAGGAGAAAGATGGTAAGCGCGATTGGACTCGAACTAATTTTTGTTGCCTTTTGTGTCAACCGTTTAGCAAACTTTCATTGGCGTGGTGTTGTTTGCTGTACGCTTGAATACGCCTATTTTTCCCCAGGAATTTCCCCAATCCATATCCATTGCCTTGTTTTGGTTGGTTTGCTTTGATGTTTATTTTATGCAATAATTGTTGCTCTTTAGCAAACTAAAAAAGCATACAATCCACAACCACAATTTCCCTAAAATAAATTGTGACCGCAAGCATAAAGCGTGGTACAGTCCACACATCGAAGTGAAATTCGATACGGGTTTGGAAGCCTGGTGATGACGCGGCAAACGCCGCACACTGTACAGTCTTGCGGCTTTTATATTTCTGATCGTTTACGGCGGTCCAGAACGAGGAGCCCAAAGCTCGCAGGTCAAGCGCTCCGCGTCGTCCCTGTCTTCCAACTCGTTCTGGCTGCCACCCATGCTTGGAAGCAGATGGCAGTTGTTTTAGACGATAACTGGAGCGCATCATGACGCAAGAAATTTACCTTATCCACTTGGAAGACCTGATCGCGGAATCGCGGTCGAACCCGTCTTTCTACCTTGTAGCCGAACTAGCTGCACTGGTTTCTGCCATCATCACAGGGGATGCAGAATGAACCTCATCAATATTAAAGTTATGGACTTTGGCGATGACGCCGTCCAAACATGCAACGCCCGTGAACTTCA